AATGACGGGCTAATGCTCTAATAAAAGCACTAGATGTGGCGTTGTAAGGACCTTTGGGCGCGGTAATGACACGCGCGGACTTGCCCGCGCCGACCGGCTCAGCTTTAATGAAGGTTGAGAAATAACTACGCGCTATATCCCAAACTGTCGATAAGCTGAAATACTCTTCTCGCTGGTGGGGCAAGAGGGAGTCCTCCACTTCCTCGTCTGTCAAAGGAACGATGGTACAACCATCGCAAAATCTGTCAGCAAAATCGGCTATCATTTCTGCGTCAGCGAAACTTACATTGTAAGTAGGGCATGGCTTAATGACGCGTTCACTGACGGAATTCCGCATAGCTTGACCACCGGATTCGGTGTTCATAGCTGGCGAGGCGACAAGTGGGTTGTGGACAACAGCATACAACAAGGGCTTGGCAGACAGATCAAATGTAGTGGTGGTTATTGATACCACACATTCGTCTGGAGCAGTGCGGGGCATGTTATTCAATGTCATGCCATTTGCAGCGGCATGGGCAACCATAGGAAACAGCCCAGGGTTATTAAGCCCCGTGCTGAGTATATGGAATTGGCCAGCCTTAGCTGCAAGGGAGAAACGTGACATGACTCCAAGTAATAGGTCAGTAGAGACCTCGATTGACGCGTTACCATCCTTCCATGCAAACTGGGTAAAGTGGGGCCGTTTGAACACAAGGGTACCACCATAGGTAGTAACGGCAATCGGCTTGGCGAGAAACGTATTGGTGTAATGTCGACAGCTCTGTGAGCAGTAGTGTAAAGGTCCTGCATCATAGATAGAATAACATATGACTCCACCAAACGCAGCAGCGCGTGGCTCTGGCCGAATGAACAAGTGTCTAGCAAAACAGCCAAACCTCACGCTGGCGTCATTAGCAATCATGGGTGAATAAGGTAAGGAGACGGCCTCATTATTATAGGCGCCGGTACCAAAGAACCACACGACGCGGCCATCAGTCTTAATAGTTACATACTGGTCGACAACACACAGTGACTGTGGGCAAACACTCACATAACTACCACTGCGACCAAGCAAGGCACGTAGGTAAACGGCAAAAGGCGACACTGACATTGGGGCTAGATCCAATGGATTTGTGGCTACAGCCAAATCCCTAGTTAAAGAAACACGACCTAGAGCGCCAACAACATAATCACGAGCACCAACATATGGGGACCTTGAGTCAAAAACATAACGAACTATGCGGCGGCAATTACGGGTGTTGCGCTCAATAAAGGCAACAAGCGCAACAAAGGCCACTATTAACATAGTCGTTAATGCAATATAGCAAACTACGTAAATCATAATAAATGATGTTGTTCGCACGTGCAAACACGTGCGAGGCAGTTAGCACAAGTTCCGGGCACCAAATCATCGGGTCGTCCTACAGTTGGCATGTTGAGTGGCTGATAGCCTACGCTCTTACCAGCTATGGCTACCTTGTTCGCTACTTTTACTGCAGAACAGGCGGCTTTGACAACCACGGCCCTATCGAGGCGATTGACCTCTATAGACGCTAGAAGTGAATCCAATCGACCTAATGTGGCAGACATA